GTCACATTGGCAGAAGCTAATACTTATTTTGAAACAGTTCCAGATTCTTCAACTTGGACAAATAAAACAGATGATCAAAAAAATAGATCATTAATAGCAGCTACACGATGGATTGATAGTTTTGTATTTTATGGAGATAGATGTGATGATGGTCAGGCTCTAAGATTTCCTAGAAATAATTATCAGGTAGATGGAGTTGAATTGGCTTGTTCTACAATTCCAAATAATATTAAGTATGCCCAATATGAATTAGCTAGAGCATTAGCAAATGATACTGGAGCTATTACTGGAACTACTGGTAAAGATGGTAATTTTGAAGAAGTTGCTCTTGGTGATCTTAGAGTTAAATATAATACTGATAGTCAGGGAACTGGTTCTGTTAATAATATTTTAGATGTTTACCCTTGGTTACAAAGTTACCTTGGAGCATATATGCTTGGTGGAGCAGGTAGTTTTCAAATGAGGGTAGTTAGAGGATAATGGCAGGACAACTAGACAGTTTATTTAAAAGTGTTGCCAAAAGTGTTGTTGCAACTTTAGGAGATTCTTTAGATCACACTATTACTTATACAAAGAAAGGAGTATCTAGTTACAACGTAGATACAGGAGAACAAATAACTGTAGATACAACTTATTCAGATATTAAAGTTCCCATATCTTTTATTAGGTCTGAAGAGGACGAAGGTAAAGAGATAAGGCAAGCAAAAATTTATATTACTCCTGATTTAATAGGAAATAATCAAATAGATTTTGATGATGAAGTTCAATTTTCTTACGCAGGAAGCACAGTAACAGGTCAGATTTATGATATTGACACCAAAAAAGGTGGGCAAGTTTATCTTTATACGATTTTGGTGCGATTCTAATGGCTAAAAGAAAACCATTACAAAAAAGCGATCCAGTTGGTACTCTTGATAGTCAGTTAAATCAAGATTTTAATAAATTAATTAAACAAATTCATAAAGATTTATCAACTAAAAAACATAGCCCAGTTTATACAGGTTTCTTTGCTTCTAGTTGGAAGGTTCAAACGATGGGTGTAAGAGCAGTAGAAAAAGCAGAAGATTATCAACCCTGGAAAGGTATTAAAAGAGAAGCATCAGAATATTTCTTTAAAAATAAACGTGCCATGCCAGCTAATCAAGTTCCACATAAAATTCAAATAAGATATCCTATAGAAAAAACTTTTAATATTAAAAGACCTGTATTTATTGGTAACAGAGCCAAGTATGCTGCTTACGCTTTAGAAGGAGGTAAAATTCAAAATTTTATTCAAGGCAGATTAGGTCAATTAATTAAGCAAAATATGCAAGAGAAAAAAGGTAAACTGTTCATAGCATCTCAAAAATCTGCTGGTTTCGGATCATCAAAAGATGGTGTTCGTCTTTCAGAAATTAACATTAAGGATTATCAATGACTTTAGTTAACAGCAGAGCAGCTTTTGAAAAAGCAGTAACAGATGCAGTAGCAGACGTAGATCCTACGATTACGATGGTCTATGACAATGTTACTTTTGTAACTCCAGGAAAAACTAAGAAATACATAATGATGATGGTTAATTACACGCAATCTACTTTGCAGAATCAAGGGGCTTCTTCAAATTTTTACTCTGGTGTTATTCAATGCAATATTTACGTTCCAAAGAGTAAAGGTACAAGCCAGCTTTCGGAAATAGCTGAAGGTGTTATTACTGGATTAACTTCAGTAAATGCTTCTGGATATACTGATACTTTTAGTGTTAAACCTAGAGTACAAGATATAAATGGCCCAACTATGTTGGAAATAGAGGATAGAAGTCACTTTGTTGGTGTAATATCTTGTCAATTTTCAGCAAATGCGTAGTATAATAGAATAGCATTATATTATTTATGACAAGAGCAGTTGATCTTTTAAAGAACAAGTTTGGAGTTTCTCAACTTTACAAACATGATGTAATACAAAATGATGAGGTTATCTTTTCTGTTTATTGGAATCCTTTAACTATTGCAGAGCGAGAATCTATACAAAAGAAAACTGGAACTGATGATAATGCCGATTATGCTTTGCAGTTAATGATTGAAAAGGCTTTAGATAAAGAAGGTTCAAGGCTTTTTCAAGATGGAGATAAAGCTTCATTAAGAAGAGAAGTAGAAGCTTCAATTCTTGAACAAATACAATTAGCAATGCTTACTTCTGGAGCAGATAAGGAGGTAAAAGAGGCTAAAGCCGATTTAAAAAGCTAATAGTGATTGGCAGTTTTTATTTTTTTTAGCAAAAAAACTTCGTAAAACTGTAGCTGAGTTATGTCAAACCTTAACTGTTGAAGAAATGATAGGTTGGGTTGCATATTTAGAGATTGAAAATGAAGAATATAAAAAACAACAAGAACAAGCACAACGAAGTAGTGCTTTCAAAGGTAGAAAGAGGTAATATAAAAGAAATGTTTTTTGTTTTTATAGCAAGTGGCTGATTATAGCGTTGATATTGCGGTTGCTGTAAAAGGTTCGCAACAATTAAAAAAGCTAAGAACTGAGATAAGTAATACTTCTAAAGAACTTACTGTCCTTAATAAACTTGCCAATAAACAAAGTAAAACATTACCTAATTCTTTTCAAACTTTAAATAAATTAGTAAAACAAGTTAAAAATAATTTTGATAAAGCAGCTATTGGTACGAAAAGATATAATGACGCAGCAAAACAATTAGTTAACGTAGAAGCTAAATATAATAACGAATTAAGAAAACGAGAAAAATTATTAAATAGATTAAGGCAACAAAGACCTTTAGAAACAACTCAAGGAAAAAATGTTTTAGCTAGTAGAGCATCTAGGCAAGGTTCTGGTTTTGCTAGTTTTAGTAAATCAGTTGACGAAAAAGCTGATTTTAGAAGATTAGAAAGGAATACAAATACAACTGCTAAAAAAACTAGCTTGATGGCAACATTGCTAAGTCAACAAGCAGCAGCTTCTAATTTTGAAAGGTTAGGTGGCAGAGGTGGTTCATTCTTTAATAATTTAGGTATTGGTAAAAATGCAAACGAACAAGGAATGTTTGCAATGCGTGGAGGTGCTGCTGCAAGAGGTAGAGGTGCTGCTCAAAGTGCAATGATTGGTGGTGGTTTTCCACTTTTATTTGGTTCAGGAGTTCCTGGAGCTATAGCTGGTGGTGCTGGTGGTGCGATAGGAGGTGCATTAGCTCCTGGTGGTGGTTTTGCAGGTTCTATTCTTGCTACTGCTATAGTTGCTCAAACTCAAAAAGTAGTTGCATTTAGAAGAGAAGTAAAAAAACTAAATGATTCAATATTAGCAACAGGACAAACTTCAGGTATTACGAGACAAGAAGTAAAAGCTCTTGCTAAAGAATTACAAATTAAACCAGAAGAAGCATTAGAAAGGTTAAAGTCATTTGATCCAATTAGATTTGGTGGAGAGGGTGCTAAAACATTAGAACGAGCATTTGGAACAAAAGAAAATCTTGAATTGGTTTCTGGATTGAAAGATACTGATTCATTAATGAAGGCAATAGTTAATGCAAGAAGTGTTATTGGTGAAAAAGCATCAATAGAATTGTTAAATCAACTAAAAACAAATGATGCTTTAGATGTTGAACTTCAATTATTAAATAAAATATTAGATGTAAATAAATTAAATAGAGATCAAACTAGGAAAATTCCTCTTGAAATGGGAAAAGTAAATACATTGATTAGAAATCCTACTCTCTTTGAAAATTTTGTTAATAGTATGCGTGAAAATGATCCTGGAGATCCTAGAGGTTTATTACTTAGAAGAGAAAAAAGTTACAGTAGTGTTAATGAACAATTTTTTACTACTTCTTTAACTGAATCAGCTTTGGCAAGATTAGAACAGTTAGGTGGAATGGAAAAATTAAAAAAAGATTTCTTTACTTTTTTAACTGATGAAGATAGAGATGACTATGCAGAACTAAAAAGTAAGATTACTGAATTTTTTAATATAATTGACCAAAATAATGAAAAACTACAATTTTTAGCAGAATTTAAAGCACCAGCACAAGAAATTGAAAACTTATTAAATCCAATGAGAGCAGTTTTAGATTTAAGTAATCAAATTAAAATTGGTTTTGAAGATTCATTTAAAGGCATTATCAAAGGAACTATGAGTGTTTCTGATGCCTTTAGAAGTATGTTAAATCGGATTGCTGATTATTTCTTAGATACTGCTGCACAACTTCTGGCTTTACAGGTACAAAAATCATTTTTAGGGTTATTTAGTAATATGTTTACGCTACAAGATCCTACTTCTGTTTTCTCAGGAATGAATCGAGGACCAACAGATCCCAATACTCTTACAATGGATAGTTTTGCTAATGGTGGTAAACCTTCTGTTGGTAAACCTTCAATAGTAGGAGAACGAGGTCCAGAACTTTTTGTTCCTAATAGTGCAGGTACTATAATTCCAAACCATGAATTAGGTGGTGGTACAAATATAGTAGTAAATGTAGATGCTTCTGGCTCTTCTGTTGAAGGAGATGAACAAGGTGGTAGAGAACTTGGTCGTGTAATTTCAGTTGCGAT